CCAATTGGTTCTAATGCTTGCCCATTGCATGAATAAAAGCCGTTATCAGACAAGAAGAATGTTGTACTGCCATATTGTGCTACAGACCCAGGTTCAATACAACCTAAACCGCGCGAAATAATGTCAAACTGGAAGAAGTATGGTGAACCTGAGTAGGTCATACGCGCAATAGCACGTTCCATCAATACTAGACCAAACTCACCACCAGTTAAGCCAGTAATGTTGCCACCGTCTGACATCTCTTGATAATCTGATTGGCTTGTAGGGCCTGATACCCAGTCTGTTTCATCATTTAAGTCAGACCATTGCACTCTGCTTGGATTTGTACCAGAACCAATGTTAGCACATACAACAAAGTCACGAACAACCGTAACGAACTTAGCTATAGGTGCGCTTGCAGATAAGTCAGCAAATAAAGTAGATGATGTTAAGTTCCATGCTTGTAATACGTTTTCATTATTGGCTGCAATAACAATGTCACCAAACTGAGCAAATTCCCAGCCATCAGTAGTTGTATAACTGCCTGCTTTAGATACGTCAGCCATAGCAGTAGTTAAGTCATTAAACTTAAATAGCTTAGTAGCACCGCCAGCAAATAACACCAATGTATTACCGTAAACGCCAGCAAATGAACTCAATAGAGGTTGTGATGCGGCAGAAGAATAAACTGCTGCTGATGGGAATGGGCCATAGCCTACTTGTTGTGGCACGACATTAGTTGCCGTTGTCAAACTACCAGAGATACCTGGTTGGTCTGGTGTCCACTCGCCTAAGTTTATTCTTTGCATACTACCTCGCAGCTATTGTTATTGCTAATGGTGAACCTGCGTTCTCAGAACTGTCATCGCTTGCTGTTACTGCTGCAATAGCCCTGTCATACAATGCAGCCCATGTAGCTACACGAGCATCGTTCATTAAGTAAGGTTCTGCTTCAGCTAGTGCTGCGTATAGTAATGCGTCAGGGCAGTTTACTAGCCATACGTTAGATGTAACTGCATTACTCAATGCTGGTGGTTTAGCATAGTAAAGTATTTGCAATACATAAGCTGTATCAGGTATTGGTGAGAATACAAACTGTGCGCCTACTGTCGTGTAGAACTTAGGTAATGCAGTAATGTATGAATCTGTGTTCCTAAACAAGTTAGATGGTGACTCATACTTTAATGTGTAAACTGGCGAACCAATAATATGAATATCCCGTATCATTGTGATTGTTGTGTATGTCAGCATTTGACGAATACGCAAGTCACGGTTTAACCTTGTTTCAGCTAGTGAAATAAAGTCCTGTATTTGGCTTGTTAAGTCGCTACGTGCAAGATAGTCTGCAACCGTAGATTGTAACTCTGCGTATGTTGTAAATGCCATTTATATTCTTCCTGGTCTGGTTCTAAATACTTGGTTATCAGGATTATTTAAAAATTCTTTAAATCGCTTGTGGTCTATAATCGTAAATCCACGAGTGATGCCTTTTTTCTCAAGGTCTTGAAATACTGTTAGCGGTATAGATGCAACCTTGTTACCTACTGCATCGTCACTCCACCTTGCCCTAGAATCAGTTTCATTGTACTGAGCCTTATTAAACTCAATGATTCCAGTAATGTCTTGTGATTGTTTGACAATGACATCTGAGCCATTATCAAGGAATTCTGTTTTCTTACCATTTTCGTATAGTATGTTTGCCATTTATATTTCCAATAAAACTCCCCATGAGTGAACACAGGGAGTTTATTTTCTACTAGGTTAAGTCTGCAATGATACCGTGTGCTGCTTCGTTGTTCACTTGCAATGTGTACTCAACTAAAAGTTGTGTATTGGTTGCATCACCTGTGATTGCCAATTCGTTTGTTTGGAATGGACGTAGGTAAGAAACTGAAGCCATCTCTGTATCAACCAAGAAAGCGCAGTCATCGTTGTCAGCGTTAGGAATGAAACGGTCTGGTACGATTTGAATGATACCAAAGTCAGACACGTACACGTCAGCAGCGTTGATGATTTGTGCTTGTTGGTTAGAAGGTACATCACGATAGCGAGTAGCTACACCAGTAAATGTTGATGCAACAACTTTTTGTGCTGGAGTTACAAACAACATTGTTGGTGAACCACCGTTAGTAAATGCAGATTGCATTACGTTGTTTAGCAATGTAGCTGTAAATGCACGGTCAGTACCTGTTACACGAGCAGTAGTACCTAATGAACCAGCAGTACCAGAAGTACCACCAGAATAGTTAGAACTTAACCATGCTTGTAAACCGCCCAATGTACGAGCAGTAGATGAACCGTTACCATCAGCAGCTACGTTGTTTGACAACAATGTTGCTTCCATGTCACGTTTTAGTTCGCTAGAGGCTTTAGCCAATTGATAGGCTTTCTCTGAACGACGGCCTGCTTTGTTTACAGTTTCCAAAGTACCAGAGATAGCAATGGTTTTTTGTGAAATCTGTGCGCGGTTGCCTAAACGTACGGATGGAGTGATAGTTGCTGATGTAGCAGTTGCACCCTCAATCGCAGCGTTGGTTGTTACAGCAGCAGCTAGTGTATCTGTTTGCCATTCGTGTAAACGAGCAGTAGCAGATGTTTTGCCAATTGATGACATGAAAGGTGTTTCTGTTGGGGCGATGTTATAGATAACATCCATTAGGTCTTCGCGCTGACCAATAGCGGTATAGGTTTGATAGGTTGCCATTTTGATTCCTTAAATAAATTTTTCAAATAATGCAGCAGCATCTTTAACTCTACCAGTTGATTTCAACTTGTTGAATTGGCGCTTCTGCGATTCTGTTGTACTTGTTTTATTAGTTGATGTTCCTGACTTAATCATCTTAGGTGCAGATTGCACTTTCTTAGATACGCCTGGTTTAGACTCAACTAACTTTTGGTATTGCATTGCATCGTACAGAGCCTTAACAGTTCGGGCATCATAAACTGCACCAATCTCTGCGTCTGTGTACCCAATGCTTTTAGCATAGGCACGTAACTCTTGCCGCAATGTAGCACCTTTCTTTGCGTCTGAGTAATCAGGAATTAACTCTGTGACCTTATCTGCTTCCGCAGCAACTTGTCTGCGTTGATGTTCGGACATTTCCGCTTGTTGCTGTTGGGCAATGCGTTGACGTTCGTACTCAATTGCGTTCATTTGCTTTTCACGCCTAGTCATATCAGCAACTTTAACAGCGTAGCCAATCGGGTCATTTTCCTGTAGATAATCTAAATCATCTTCCGGTTGTTGAGCCTGTAGCATTTGCTGCATTGCTTGTAATCGTTGTGCGTATTCGTTGCGTAGCTGTTTAGCCTCTTGTATAGCCGCAGCTTCAGTTTCTAACGCTTTGCGTTGTTCGCTTACTTGCTGTGACTTCTTGGTGTAATCTGCGCCTTGCTGTGCTAACTTAATAAGTTCACGTTGGGTTATCTCACGTTCCTCACCAGCCATCTTAATACGGTAAGTAGGTTCTGATTCCTGTTCCTCATCTTCGTCTTCACTATCAAGTTCTTCAGAGGCTTCTAGTTCTTCCTCGTCTGATTCGCCTTCCTCAATTTCGTCTGATTCTTGTTCAGCTTCATTTTGCCCTTCTGGGTTTTCCGCTTCTTCCATCATGTCAAAAAATTGGCTTGCTGCTTCTTGCACCGTGCCATTCCCAGTAGCTGGGGTCATGGTATTTTCCATTGTTTACTTCCTATATTCAGATACGCCCTGACTGCGTTTGGTAAAAAGTTACCAAATCTTCCATCGCTTATCACGAATTTCGCTTGATGCTGCGATTGATTCTATATGCGATTTAATCTCTTTCAATGTGGCTAGCTTTACATACGCTAATTCACGACCACTTATATCTTCTTCATTTGAGTTTGCAAACCGTGATAGCTGCAAGTCCTCTAGTTCTTGAAATACTGTCTTAAAAAACTCGTTTCCAAGTAACAACTGTGCTTCTTGTGTTCTGTTCATGTTATGCCGGTGTTATTGATGTTGGTGTAGGCATTGTAAGCGATGTTGGTCTAGCTTGTGCAGATGTACCTAGTAAACCCATTAATTCTGGTGGCACGTTTATGTTGTTTAAGTAATCGTAACCTAAGTATTGACCTGCGCCTACGCCTTGACGGTTAAACAAGTTGTTATAGTTCTGTGTAAAACTTGGTACTTTATTCGTTGGCATCATTACATTGTTTATTAATGGTGCTGTATATACAGTATTGTCTGTTTTTGGCTCAGGAGTAACTGCTTTTACAATCTCTGGAACAACTGTTCCTGCAGCTAAGATTGTGCCACCAACACCTAACGTATTAACAACATTTGAACCTGCATTTATTATTGTATCAAGTAGTCCGTTAGGAGTAACTGATGGTGTTACAACTCTTGGTGTGCCATCTGTGTAATAGTCACTATTGCTTAAATCTATTTGTTTAAATGTGCCATCAGGATTTACACCAGGAATACCATTATCTGTAGCTGGGCCACCTGTAAAGTTTTCTACCATTGTTTGGTCATTAGACCAATTATCTAATTTAAACCTATCTAAAGCATTATCAATATATGATGTATTTGTACCACCACCTATTATTTTTGTGCCATCTGTATAATATCCAGAATTAGCCAAATCTATTGTTTTAAGTGTGCCATCAAGATTATATGCGTTTAAATAATCATTTACAGTAGTATTGGCAAGATTAGTTGCATTTGGGAAACCGCCTTGTGCAACTGATGTATCACCAAAATCTATACTAGCTGGGCTTTCACCACCACCAGCGTATCCACCACCGCCACCATCTGCACCACTAGCTGAAGCGGCAGCAGAGTTAGCAATAGCAGCAGCGTCTTGTGCGGCTTGAGTAAATGATGAAAGGTTACCAGTACCTACTTGACCTAATAAGTTATCATAACCACCAGCAGCTTGTGCGGCAGCCCTGACTTCACCTAAAGTAAAGCCACCAAGCGCACCTAATAACCCACCTTTAATTATGTTGCTACCTGATAAAGCAGCGCCAAGACCACCGGCTACTGCACCACTTACTGTATTACCTACCGCACCAGTTAAGCCAGTTAATGGGCCAGTTGCCATGCCAGCACCAGCAGACATGCCAGCAATAACCAATGCTTTGATTGGATTAAAGCCTTCTATGTGCGTGTAATCTGTGCTATCAATACCACCATACGTGAATGTGTTATCTGGTTGCTGTATATAATTGCTTACGACTGATACTAAGTTGCGTTTGGAGTTATCTGTAGATACTTCAGCAAACACTTTATTCATTATTGGATTGCCGTTTGCGTCTTTTTTACCTGAATCAACTACTCTGCCTGTATCAAATAAAGGCTTTTGTGTACCATAACGGTCAGCACCACTAGCGTCATAAACATAATGGTTGTCATTGGCATCAGTAACTACATTAGCTTTACCACCAATAACAACATCGTTATTTAAAACTAGACCTAATGCCCTAGCACTAGCTTTACTCATGCCAGTAGCGTTCATAAAGCCACTTTGGTCACCTTTAGCTTTTGCTACCTCTGGAGATACTGTGTAACCAGTAGTAACGCCAT